CCGGTGTGAGTGCTTACTATGACACGAATTGGGAAACCGCCTTTGGTAGTTCTGGTATTGAGGGCGTTATCTCCCTGAACGAACTCACTGGTAAGCCCTATACTCAGAGCATTGCCGGACGCACAAAGAAACCTAAGACTATCCATGATTGGACACCTAATCCCTATGAGGAAATCATGTATCAGCAGAGGCTTGCCGAGGAAGCAGCCACCCGCGAAGAACTCAGTGGTAAGTACAAGGACTTCTTTGAGGGTGGTACCTCCGGGGAGAACGCTGCTAAACTTGCGGTGGCAAAGCTGAAACTTGAATCTGCAAAGCTGAAAAAGAATCTCTTAGATATTTCTCAGCAATCTACCGCTAATGGTATCAAGAACTACCTTGATAGCCACAAGGAGATAGAGGCTGAACTTCAGCGGAAGGGGAAGACTTGGGCTGAATTGGTTCCGGCTGAGAAAAGGGCAATGGCAGACCTAGCCAATGACGATAGCTTCAAGAAGCTGGTGGACAATGAAGAAAAATTCCGGCAGAAGTGCGAGGAAACCACCAACGAAATCCAGAAGCAAAAGATGGCCCTTGCCGAGGCTATGGGCTATATGAATCCTATGGCGCGGAACAAATACATGGCGCAAGACATCATGGAGGATTACGAATTAAACGACATGGACGGGAGCAGTGCTTTTTCAAAGGCAAAGGCTTATGATGCTGCAAGGCCGTACTATGAGGAAAATGTGAGGCTGGCTGAGGCGAACTACGCTAAAGCTAGGGCTTCAAGCGTACAGGACACCTCTGATAAGTTGGCTGAGGTAGAAGAAGCTGAGAATGAACTTGCAAGGCTGGAAGCCAAGCTGAAATCCGGCGAAGAAAATGGAAGCAGTGTCGATGGCCTCACAACTAAGGTCAAGGAACAGAAGGTTACGTTGGCAAGGCTCAAAGATGAATTGCAATCGCTAACCTCTGTTGGTAACAAGGCTTTCCAAGATGCCAAGAAGGAACTCAAGGACGCTCAGAAGGACTTGGAGGAAGTTGATAGTAAGTCAGACGCTCTCAAGGACAGTATTCATAATATGTGCGTAGACATTAACAAGAAGCTGGCAGATGGCTTTGTTAAGGCGTTCTCCGATGTGCTGACGCAGGGTAAATCCTTCAAGGAGGCAATGAAAGACCTGTTCAATGACATTGGTAAGTTTGCCTTGGAAACCCTGTTGAGGATTGGTGTTCAGTGGGCCTTTACCCAGATGGGCTTGTCCGGCTTCTCTAGTGGCGGTGGTATTCCGAGGAGAGCCACCGGGGGTAACATTCCGGGATATGCAGCCGGTGGGCAGCCGGGAGGTGCAATTCGCGGTGCTGGCACCGGGACGAGTGACGATATTCTGGCCTATGTAGCTGACAAGGACAGATTCGTGTACCTCTCCAATGGTGAGTACGTTATGACCGCCGAGGCTACCCGGAGGATTGGCAAGGGCAACCTTGACCGCATGAACTACGGTCACTACGCTGATGGCGGGGCCTTGTCCCCCACGCCGTATGTCCCTCAGTTATCTCCTAGCGTGGCTAAGAGGGCACGGAGCATTGACCGTAGTAATCCCAATGCCCGCATGGAAGAACTCATGCAGCAACAGACGGATGTTATCAAGGGCATGGACAAAGATGGAAGCAGAGGAGGCATTATTGTGCTCAATACCCAGGCATCCAGTCAAGATGTTCTCAAAGCCTTGGCAGAGAATCCAAGGGCACTCAATGCAATCCTTGGTAGAAATCAGCGAATGGGATTTAGGTAAAATTATTAAAACTTGATTAGAGGTCGGCATCATGATACAATTAAAGTGTAAGAAAATTTGATTGTTTATTCGAGGAGGATAATGATGGAAATAGAAAAATTTCATATTGGTGATATTGTTCATACCATAACGGCAGATGAATACGGTAGAATATTAACAAAAGAAGTACTTGAAGATGAGGAAAACAGGAGTAATAAATATCCAAGCGAATACTTGGAAAATGGCGGGATAATATGGAATGATTGGAAATCAGGTGAATACCGCTCTAAAAACTTGTTGACTAAACAAATTGAGGTATATGAACCTATATACGGAGAAACTTATCTCGAAGCTTACGGCGATGAAGAAGATCCTGATGTATGGGAATGTAATAAATTAATAGGATTTCGTATAAAAGCAAAGGAGGATACTGAAGAATCATTAAAAACTGTAGTAAAATATATCGTATGTAGAAATGAAGTTTTTATGGATATAGATGCTTTTTTGAACAGAGTTTATCATGGTAGTAAAGTTGGTATAACCTTAAAATTCAATGAGCAATATGCTTCAGAAAAAATAAATTATGCTACGGATAGAATGAGAGAGTATGATGATTATGAAGAAGCAAAGAAGTTTTTGTCATATTTCAAATCATTTGTGGCAAAATTTGATGGTCCATGTTATAAGGTCGCTATAGTTGAATACTTTCTCGTTAAAGAAAAGCGTTTTGGTGGTAAATTTAAACAGGAATTAATTAATGGTACGCTATTGCCAGATGAAAAGTGGATTAATGATGGACTAGCAGAAATTCGTCAAGCTGAAAGGGAATCATGGTGCGATGATTTTGACTGATGCCTTTTTAATGTTTATCTACAAGTTGAACTAAATCGTTAAATTTCATTATCCCTAGGGATTTCTCCCTAGGGATAATTTTTTATATTTTTTACAAAATAACCTTGCCAAGATACCCTGTTTTTCTATTATGTGTAGAAGGTGCAACTCCTTCCTGTCTTTCTTTTTCGCCTCAATGTGAGGACTTTGTACTTTCGGGGAAAATGGCAGAGGTTCGTGGGGTAGGGGGCAACGTATATCCTTAGTTATTACAGAGGTGAGAACATGGACAGAGTATTTGATATAACTCCATTGGGTAATGTAAAGATTACCTATACATGGAACAGCAAAGATATTCAATTTGAATCTAACAAGTATCAATACCTTAGGCGCAGGGTGAAGCCAAGAAAAGTATATGACTTCACGGTGGCAGGTCTTGACTTGAAAAAGCTGGTGAATTTCTACAATGATTGCCACGGTCTGAAAGAGAGCTTCTTGTTCTCTTACGATGGTGTCACTGAGGAATGTCACTTTGCACAGGCTATTAGCCCCACGGTAAAGCGCGAGGGTGGCAAGATTATTGCCTATGAGTGCCCGGTGACGATTGAGGTAATTAATCAGAAGACTAAGTACGGTACGCCGAGTGAGAACGATGTGCTTCCTAACGTCCACGATGGTACATCACAGTCATACGATTGGAACACAAAGGTTATTTCCTTAGGTCAGAGCAAGAGGTATCGAACTATGGGAGATAAGCCTATGGAGAAAATCAGCGGTACATGGTGCGGTCTGAAAAAGGACAGGGACAGACTGATTGCTTTGTTTAATAGCCATTGCAAGGTTCCCTTGAAATTCAACTTCAATGGCGAGAAATTAACAGTGAGGTTTCCAGATAACCTTGAGATTACAGATCATAGGGAACTTAAAAATATTGTCGGTTATGAATGTCAGATGGATTTGGAGGTGATTCGGTAATGCTTGACACAAAAGATTACATCGGTATTCCTCATGTGTTCCTTGGTGAGAGCCATGAGGGCTGCGATTGTATAGGGCTGGCACGGTTATTCTATAAGGAGCATGATTGGCCTGAAGACATCTGGGACGGTGGCGAAGAAGTTACCGAAGATAACTACAACACTTCCCCGGTCTGGCGAAGACTTCTCAAAGAGCTACGTAAAGATTTTGACGAAGTAAGAAGCATTGACGAACTCAAAGAGGGTGCGACAGTGCTTTTTTTAATTGACGGAGATTACCACATTGGTATCTATGCCGGTGATGGCTGGATGTTGACAATGGAAATCCCTGTGCGGTACGGAAAAAGCCGTTCAATGCTCTACCATAAAAGATATTGGAAAATGTATTTCAAAAGGGGGTTCAATCGTAGATGATGATTTTGCCAGTTTCAATGAAAAAGGCTGCTGAGAGTGGTAATCCATTTTTCATTGAACTTTATACGATACAACTTAGAACTACAATCCTGCGTCTTTGCGCGACTGATGAAGACATTGTTTTCGCCGGTAATAAGTATTTTGCCGTACCGATTCAGCGCGAGGACATTGAGAGGTCCATTGACAGCATAGTAAATGATTGTACTTTGCAGGTGGCAGATTGCACGGACGATTTGCTGACCTATGTACTGAACGGCTATGATTTCCGTGGCTGTAAATGTGAGATTATCCGTATTCAGTACCCGGAAAGCCTTAATGATCCTACTTGCTTCTCCTTTGTATTCGCCGGTGAGATTGATGAACCTAGCTTTGCTGGTGGCACGTTTTCGTGCAAGGTAAGCCGTGAGTTCCCAGCTATTCAAGTGCCTAACCGTGATTTTCAACTCTATTGTAATTCAGAGTTTGGCGATGCTGAGTGCTGCATGAATATCGGTGAGGAAACGATGATGGTTACTAAGTCTTCTCCTAATACGCTGACTCTTAATAAGTCTTATCCTCAGAATTATTGGTTGCACGGGACTATTACCATTGAGGGCGAGAGCCGGACCATTATTAAATCCGAAGGTTCTACAATTACACTGAATCTTAATTTCTTGCAAGAGTTTTCTTCTAAAAATGCTACGCTGAGGCGAGGTTGTGATAAATCAGCGAATATGTGTAGAAAATACGGGAATATGCAGCATTTCAGTGGCTTCCCGGCAATTCCCTTTGAGAACATTTACAGGTAGGAGGTGAGAGCATGAGAATGACAAAGGAAGAAATCTCACAGGCAATACAGGCCAGTAGAGTGGTTTCCGATGAAAAGCACTATGAATTGTGTCTGAAGCCATTTGCCCCGGAAGACTTCAAGTTTGACTTGCAGTTATTCGGTAAAGGCGGTGGTAAGAAGGGAAAAATCTTCTTCTCTATCCTTGGTCTGTTCGTTGGTTTGGGCGTAGGCTTCTTTGCCCTTGGCCTGACCGGTGGCAGCTTGATTAGTGCGGCTCTCATTGGTGCCTCCATTGGTAGTACCATTTGGACGGCAACACATAAGTCTAATACAAGCATGGGCAATGATGGTCCTTCAATCCAGCGATTCGACAAAGCTCAGGAAACCATGAGCAGCACCGGGGCTATCCCGGTTGTCTATGGTACACGCAAAATTGCTGGTAATCAGACTTTCCATGAAACCTCCGCAGACCAGAACACGCTTCACAAACACGTTGTTCTGTGTGAAGGCGAGATAGATGGCATTGAATCTGTCTGTGCTAATGGCTTGCTGATTCCCACGAATGGGCAGACGCAGGGTACGGTGTTCACCATTCGCAATACACGGTATAGCGATGCTAAGGTATGGAAGGACAAAAAGGACCTTCACTTGTTCTGCAATGGGCATGACCGTGTTATATATCTGTGTAATAAAGATGATGCGGAAAAAGCTGATACCTTCTATGAGTGGCAGACAAGCATAGCCGCGCTTGTTTCTTACATAAACAGGCTTAACGAAGGTTGGCAAGCGTTCCCCACGGCTACAACAACGAAATATCCGGGTGATTTGCGTGTGGCAAATGGCGGTATAACATCGCAGGGCATTATCACTTGCACACAGCAAGACATTGATAACTATTGTAAGGACCACCCTAAGACCAAAAGCTCAATCAATAAGATTCTGTGGAATCGAAGGATATTGACAATAAGAGGACACTTACAGGCCGGGGATAAGATTGAAACCGAAGTTGACGGTTCTTACTTCATTGTTCGGAAAGTGAATTATCCTGTGCCCGCACCTGTTACTGTTGAGAAGTGGGGCAGGACATACACCTATACTCCGAAGCTGACAGAAGGTACCCGGCCTAGTTCCTATGACATTGAAACATTTGGTATGTCAACGGCTAATTGCTACAACGAACCTACTTCAGTGGTTGCAGACACGGTAACAGGCGGTACATCGTATACGTTCCATGATTGCGAACCGCCGTCTAACTATAATGAAGTCGGTGGCTATCCGCGTATGGCATGGCTTGACATGGTATTCAATGCTTCTCAAGAGTTGTCTGGCGGTAATCCTTCAGTAGAGTGCATTGTTCGTGGTAAAAAGGTTTATGACCCCAGAACAGGAAGAACGGAATACAGCGAAAACCCCGCATTGATTGTCGGGGATTTTTTGTGCAATAAACGCTATGGCTTAGGCCGCTTTATTGATGCCAGTGACCTTGACATAGACAGCTTTGTTTCCGCTGCAAATTACTGTGATGAAGTTATCACGGTCTACGATGCAGACAATAACCCCATTAAGAGCAAGCGATATACTCTCAACATGGTTATAGACCAACGGCAGGACGCAATTAAATGGCTTCAGGAAATGCTTGCGAATTTCGCCGGTTGGCTGGTTATTTCAAAGAACAAGTTAAAGCTGCTTGTCGAAAGGCCTACGCCGGTTTGCTACAAGTTTGACGATGATAATATCAAGGACCTGAAGGTAGTTCCTCTGAAAGCCAACGATACACCTAATCAGTATCAGATTAGCTTGTGTAGTCCTGAGGTGAATTGGAAGGTTATTTCTTGTATCGTCAATGACTTCGCGGACCAGAAAGCGCGGGGAAAGGTTATTCAGAAGCAGGTTGAGTTATCCGGCGTAACTTCTCAGTGGCAAGCATTGAGATTGGCACGGTATTATAGCGACTATAACTTATCCTGCCCATTGACGGTTAGCTTCACCACGGGCGTTCAGGCCCTTGCATTGGAATGTGGCGATGTTGTCACGGTGACATATCGTGATGCTTTCACGGCAATGCCCATTCGTATTGCTACGATAAAAGAAACCGCTGAGAACGAATTTGAAATCAGTGGTAGGCAGTATAATGAGAGCATTTACACTGATGATTTAGGCGGTGGTATTCAGACACCTAACTATTCTAATCATCACGGTATTGACGAAGGTTCTGATTACTTCTTCATTGCCAATGTAGAGCAGTTAAAAGCGGAAACACAGGTACGGAAAAACCTTGATGGTAAAACAGTTTATGACATTTCTGTTACCTATCAGCTTCCAGCGAATTACTTCATCGACACAGCGCGTGTCTATTACAAGACAAATGCCACGGGTTCTGACAGCAATCAGACCGTGTTTGAGGAAGGTGTGGCAGCGGACGAGCTGGGCTATAAGTCGGATTGGAAATTTGCGGGCGAGGGTGTTGCTCAGGTTACTATTCCGAATGTCCATGTTGGTGACGTATACAAAATCAGAGTTGTATCGAAGACACGCAAAGGCAAGCTAGGAGATATAGATAGTTCTCCTGAGGTGCTGTGCAAAGTCAATCCAAAGTCTACAGTACCGGCAAAGCCTTATAATCTTCGATACGATTTCCGCAAAGAATTCCGTTTCATGTGGGAAGACGTTGCTGATTCTGATGTTGTCTACTATGAAGTACGCACGGATAACAGGGGAGGGCAGACCGAAGGTATGCTTGGGCGCACCACGGCTCCTACCATCGCTGTGAAGCTGACACAGAGGTTTGGAACCATATATGTTTATGCGGTTAATGCTCAGAAGAAAGTAAGTGAACCTGCTTCTTGTGAGTATGCTTATCCGAAGCCTAATGCTCCGATAGGCATTGAGCTTTATCCCACGCCTAGAGGTATGAGGATCGTTGCGCCGCCATTGCCAGATAGCTGCACTGGCATGGTGCTTTATATCAAGGGTGGAGAAACCTCAGAAAAGCTGACATCGAACAATGCGGTTTATACATTCACGGGTAAGCCGGATATATATACTTTGCGAGTGGCCTATGTTGACCTGATTGGTGAAGGTTACTTATCGCAGGAATACACCTTCACCGTTGAGCCTACCTTTGACGAGGAATGGATTAAGGACGGTACTCTTTCCATTGAAAAGATGGATAAAGTAGTAGCTTCTGCATTGAAAAGAGCACAGACCGTAGATGCTGATGTTACTAAGTTGGAAGAATCCGATGGCAAGATAATTGCCACCGTATCGAAAGTTAAGACAGATACAGAGAAGCAGCTTAAAGATGCTGAAGGTAAAATTGACGATGCTAAAGCCAGTGCTGATGAAGCTAAAGCTAGTGCCGATGAAGCCAAAAAGCAGATTACAGGTGTGGTATCACAAGTTACTCAGACAGCAGACCAGATTACTCATGTGATAGCTGAGTTAGGTAAGGACCCTAAAGACTGTGAATACTCAGCTATAACTCAGCTTCTTGACGGTATCAATCTGAGAGTTAAGAAGACTGACATTAACGGCAAAGAACTTATCAATCAAATTAACATGACCGCAAAAGGTACTACCATTGACGGTAAGTATCTTCACGTTACCGGGACAACGAAGTTTGATGATAATGTAATCACCAATGGAATGATTAAAGCCGGTGCAATCACGGCTGATAAGATGGCTTCTCAGATGATTACGCTGAATCCTAATAGTGGCGTACAGGGCTTCAACGGCGGCAACGTCAAATTGGACCACACTGGAATGACGGTGAATAAAACCGATGGTTCAAGCGTTATCATTGATGGCAGAGGTATGACCTTCAAAGGCAGGAATGGCGGGGAATTTGCAAGCCTTGGTGCCTTTATGGTTGGCGTTGCTCATGATGGACAATATGTGAAATTTAACCAGCGATGGGATAGGGTTCCCTCTGTTTTTGTTTCGCCGGTACGCTTACAGACAAGTGTTGCAGGATTTACCAATGCTAACATTTATCAGCAGGTGGGTGCTACGGAAGTATCTCAGGACGGTTTTCGTATAAATTGCCGGACGGTCTTAGGTGCTGGCTCTGGTGGCTCTGTACCTGTCAATGCCCGGTTCTTCTCCGGCAATACTCATTCCAATATTTCCAAGAGTATAATGGGAAGACGCAAGATTGCGATTTGCGGCGAAGAAACTTTGGTTACGGCATGTTCTGACCCCTACGGAAATGGAGATAGGTTTGAGGGAGAAATGTTCTATTGGATGCTGCGTAAGCATTATCAGTATTTTATCCCTGATTCCCCTTATTTCTGCGTAAGAAGTTACACGATAACGCCACCGGCACAAGCAACTAAAGCATATATAACCATGTCTGGTTATCTAGGTGGAGCAGGTGGTGCTGGCCTATACAGTATAAGGCTCAACATAAGAAATAACATCGGTCAATACTTTCTCAAAGAAGCAGATGTTTTGAAGCACCCGGAAGCATCATACAATGGAAGGCATCAGCCAGCAAACGAACATGATATGCCTTATTCTTGGGAGTATATGTCAGGTGGTGGCGCGGTAAATGCTTCAGGCACGTTTGAGGTAACGTTCCCTCAGAATGGTTCTATTACGATTGATGCGGGATTACATTGTTATCACTGGATTGCCAGTGCTAGTATTGACTTCTGGGTTTCTGTTGACAATGTTTCTTATAATACTGGCGGTGATACGGTAGTGGCCCAGGGCGATGCTCAGTTTATGGTACTAGACCAATCCAATAAACTTTATACAGTACATTAACGAGGTGATTTAATGGCATATTTACAAGGTTTCCAGCCGTTAGAGCAGAGGAATGACAAGGACCTTGTTGTGGCAGAAGGGGTTGTTTCAAAGAGCAGCCCTTTTGCTACCTCTGATAACAACGGTATATACGATGTAATTGCGGAAAATCTACGGTATCTCAATGATATGCTGAATCAGGTCAAAACCAATAATGACTTGGTAGAGCTTCGCAATGAAGTCAAGAAAATGTATAACGATATGATTACCAATGAAAACTTTGGTGCTATCGAAGCTAAGGCTCAGGCTAAAATTGCCAAGGAGCAGACGGATATTGTTGCTAAGAGAGTTGAGGAAGCTAATCAGCTTTTAGCTAAGATTGAATCTGAGAAGTTTACTATCAATGATGATATTGCAGATGCTAAGAATACCGTCACTTCGGTACTTGATTACCTTTCAAAGGTAGAACAGATTCAGGCCAGTGTTAATGCCAGTCTGGAAAGGGCAAGTGAACAGGCCGATAGTGCTCTCAAGGCAGCAGAACAGGCCGATAAGTCGAAGGTATGGGCTGAGTACAGTGGTTCCCCGGATAACAAGGCTGATAAGGATAGTGACACCGGCAAAACCAAGAGTTCTAAAGGGTGGGCCTTGAAGTCTAAGGAATACAGCGATATAGCTAAGACGAGTTCTACAAAGGCCAAAGATTCTGCTACTAAGGCAATGAGTTCTGAAACCAATGCCTCCATGTCAGAGGTTAATGCCAAGAACAGTGAGGCCAAAGCTAGGGTTAGCGAATTGAACGCTAATCAGTCTGAGGCTAATGCAAAGGAATCAGAAACCAATGCTGAGGCTTCTTTTCAGGCCACGCGGGACAACGTAGTACAGGCTCAGAGGTACTTTGAACTTGCACAAACTTGGTCCGAGGGCAACCCTGCAAGTGAAACCACCGAAGTTGAAAAAGAAGTAATGAAGGAAGTAAAAGATAAAGATGGCAATGTTACTTACAAAAAGGAAAAGGTAAAAGAGCAGGTAATTGTTACTCACAAGTCAGCAAAGCGATGGGCCGAAGAAGCTAAATCCAATGCTGACGTTGCACAGAAAGCCGTTACTACCGCAGATGATTACCTCACTCAGGCAAGGGAAACGGCTCAGTTGTCAACTACCAATGCGAACAATGCTTCCGAATCGGAAGTCAAGGCTAAGTCTTACATGGATAAGACGAAGGAATATAACGATAACTGTTCCAATGCCCTTAAAACATCTACGCTCAATGCTAATAGCACGGCTAATGATGTTGTTGTTACTAAGAAATGGGCAACTAACGCTGCTTCTCCTGATGGAGCCGCAGATGATGAATCTCCTAGTGGTTTTACAATGAGTTCCCGATCTTGGGCATTGAACGCTAAAGAGAGTGCTCAGTCTGCAAAGAAATTCTATGACGATTCTCAGTCATTCACTGAAAGAATTAGAGAGGCTATGGAAAATGCTACTAACATTGAATCACAGGCTAGAGCATTAGAAGCTGAGATTGAGAAGATGAAGAATGAAACTCAGAGTTTTCTTAACGAAGCAAAGCGTATTAGGGAATCTCTTTCCAATGCGGTCAACTACAAAGGCTCGGTGCAGACATACGCTGACTTGCCTACTGAAAACAATGGGATTGGCGATATGTGGAATGTCGTTGAGGCTGATAAGGATCATGGTATTAGAGCCAAGGAGAATGTTATCTGGGACGGCACAGGTTGGGATGCAACAGGCGGTTTCATTGATGATTCCGCGTTTGCCAAGCTGAATACCTCTGCAACATTTACAACGGTCAAGGCCACAATTTTCACGGGTAATTTGTCCGGCAAGGCTACTACGGCTGGCACGGCTGACGTAGCTAATTCCGTTGATTGGAGCAAGGTAAAGAACGCTCCTACAACTATGACCGCAAACGGCGGCACGGCTGACATGGCTACAAAGGCTGGTAGCTGTACGGGTAATTCCGCGTCTGCCACCAAGTTGCTGACAGCAAGGGCAATCAATGGGACTAACTTTGATGGTTCTGCTAATATCACTACGGCGAAATGGGGAACAGCCCGGTCTTTTACCGTAAAAGATTCTAGTTCCACCAATGCTGGTACGGCGGTGTCTGTAGATGGTAGTGGCAATGTAACCCTTCTGTTACCTGCGACAATCAAGGCGGATATCACAGGAAATGCGAGTGGATCTTCTAGTTCATGCACGGGTAATGCTGCATCGGCAAGCAAGGCTGCTCAACTCACCGCGGCACGGACCATTGACGGCGTAAACTTCAATGGCACCGGCAATATCACTCACTACGGTACCTGCTCTACCGTTGCTGCTACGGCTGAAAAAGCGGTGGCATGTGCAGGATTCGTCTTAGCTACCGGCGCGAGTATCAAAGTTAAATTCACCGTCATGAATACCGCTGCTAATCCTACGTTGAATGTGCAGGGCACCGGGGCAAAGCCTATTTTCTATCGCGGTGCAGCCATTGGTGCAGCGTGCCTTGCAGCAAACAGGACTTACGAATTTGTCTTCAATGGTACTCAATATGAGTTACTTGGTGATATTAACACTGATACCAACAATGCGGTATCTCAGAGCGTGTCCGCTAGTAATGCGACTTATCCCATTCTTTTCTGTGGCACAGCCAATGCAACGGAAAATCAGGGAAATAAAGGTGCTTTCTTTGGTGCTGGTGTCAAGGTAAATCCTTCTACTTCTGAGGTAATCGCAAGTAAATTCACGGGTGCTCTCAATGGTAATGCCAATACCGCGACAAAGGCCACGCAGGATGGCAACGGGAATAACATTGCTAATACCTATGCTACCAAGACAGAGGTTAATAATAGCAAGGTTGACACAAGCAATTTCGTAGAGAAATCTCAGAAGATGGGTTCCTATGATGGTGCTCCTGTCGGTTCAGTTATAGTAAGTGCCTGTACTGATACCCCTGCATCTTACATCAATATAAGCAATGATTATACGCTTACGTCTACCCATAGGACACTTATAAACTGGCTCAATATGCACGGCTATAATGGTGCCGTCAAAGTTGGCGATAAATTCCCCGGCATTGGCAAGTTTAACTACCTGAGCTTTTTTATGAAGTATAAATAAGAGGTGATATAAGTGGACGAAGAAATGGAATACATTCCTCAGACCAAGGAAGAAAAGATTGGCTCTCTTACGGGAACTTATACATGGACAAGAAATCAGATTCTCATGGAATACCTTAATGCTCAGATAAATGACGATAAGGAAGCCATGAGTTCTCTTGCGGAAGACCTGAAAGAGTTAGCTGTTCAATATGACTTATCAGTGAAGGAGGTGGAGGTGGAATAATGTTTTTCTTTTTCAAAATTCGTAAGCGGTGCCCACGGTGCCTACACTTACAGAGAAACGATGGTACGGATAGCGAACCGAAATGGGTATGTAATGACCCTAACTGTGTGCTCTATGTGCCTAAAAAAGAGAATAATACCTCAGAGGAAACTAAGGAAGCTATTTAATTAAAGGAGGAATTGCTTTATGAAAAACACTCAGCAGAACATTAGTATGGTTGTCGTAGGAGATTCTTACACTGATTATTCCCCGCACACTTATGCGACCACCCTTCAGGCCAACCTTAAAGGGGTAAGAATCATCAACAAAGGTATTGGCGGTGATACCGCCGTGGGCCTTGAGAAACGTTTTGACAAGGACGTAATTTCCCTGAGGCCGGACTTTGCTTACATTATGATTGGTGGCAATGATATTCTTGGCGGTGAGAAGGACGTTGATTCCGTGGTGAACAGGATTGCTGGCATGGCTGCGAAATGCCTTGACATGAACATTATCCCTATCCTTGGTCTGTATAAGATTCCTGTGTGTATTCTTAGGGGCCGGTGGGGATTCTCCGATGAAGTAGCACAGGAACGCTTCGAGAACATGAACGCTCTGAGTGACAAGCTGGCTGCTCTCTGTGACAAATGCAAGGTTGACTATGTTAAAATCGAGGAAGCCCTTTTCCCCGGTGGTGAGTTTTATCATACTGAGGATATTAACTTCAATGATATTCACCCGTCTGCGCTTGGCGCGAACAAGGTAGGTAACTATGTTGCCAAGAAGATTGCTCAGTTCATCACAAAGCATCTTCCTGAACTTGGAGCGAAGATTGCGCCTTTCGGTGGAGAGTGCAGGACTACTGAAGTCCAGAACAAGGCCGTAGTTGTTGCGGGTGATTGCTACTCTGCCGAATACGATAACTACTCTTGGGTGAACATGGCTCAGTATGAGTTGCCTAGCGTGGCATTTGCAAACCTGAGCGCTGACAATGCAGATACTCAGGTTTGCTTGGATAATGCTCACATACTCAGCAGATATAACCCTGATGTTGTCTTTGCCCCCATCGGTATCATGGATTGCTGCAAGGAAGACCTTGACGGCAATAAGGTATTTGATAACATTAACCGCTTTGGTGTCAAATGTTGGGATATTGGTGCCACCCCTGTATTCGGCATTGTTCAGCCTACTTTGACACAGCTTGTAACCATCTTTGGCAAGAAGCGCGGTAAGCAGATTTATGATTACTCTGTGGCCCTCAACAACCACTACAAGGAACTTTGCTCTCAGTTTGATAATGTTGAGTTGATTGACGATATTCTTTCTCCTCTCAAGGTCAACGGCGAAATTAGCAAAGAGTACCTTGCTCACGACAAGGTTCATTTGAGCCTTGCCGGTGCTGAAAAGGTGGGTCGGTACGTTGCCGAGAAGCTGAAAGAACTCATTTGAGTTTCTTTATGGCACAAAAGCCTAAGGTTAGGGCAAAGCTGATTCTATGCTTTGTCCCTAGCTTTTTGCTTTATGGTATAAGCAGCATTGGTAGATTAGCTGACAAGGTTAATGATATGCTAATTTCTTGGATTTACAGGGGGTGAGGTGCATGAGCGAAGATATTTATAGGAAATTTTACGATAAAGTTACCGAAATGTGCGAAAGGCTTTCCAAGATTGAAACTCTGTTATCTGTGCAGGAGGAAACCAGTAAGAAACTTGGTGTGCTCATTGATAACCATGAAAGGCGCATTGCAGAACTTGAGGGCAGCAATGCACAGTTCTTTGGTATTCGTGAGTTTGTCGCATGGGCTGTTGCGGTAGGCATTGGTATTGCGGGAGTGGTTATACGATGAAAAGTGTAATCCATTGGAGCATAGACAAAATCCTTGGGGTAGGCATATTGCTTGCCCTTTATTTGTCTATAGTTTTAGGCGGTGACGTAAACTTTCAGACCACGATTGCCAGCGGTCTGATTGGATATATTGGCAGGTCTATGCAGGAAGACATAAGAAAGGATGATGTGTATGGCAGAGATTGTAAGCATTGATGACCTGAGGCAGATGGCTGCGGATGCCAGGGAGGGTATCTGGGAACAGGCAGAAGCATACGGCAGGGAGCCACGGATTTATCTCCATTGGAGCGCAGGGCATCGCTATGGTCAGATTTTTGAGGACTACCATGTGAACATAGATGGTGATGGTAAAATCTATGTGACAGGGGATTTGGACGAGGTGAAATCTCATACCTGGCGCATGAATACCGGATCTGTTGCTATTTCTTTGTGCTGTGGCTACGGTGCTACTACGAATGACCTGGGCGATGAAGGGCCTACGGATGCTCAGATCCAGGCTATGGCACAGGCGATTGTTGCTGTGGCTGATGGTCTTTGGCTTACCATTGATAAAGCTCATGTCAGAACTCATGGCGAACAGGCTGCGAATGAAATGGGCTGGGAGCAGCCGGCATATGCTCCTTGGAATGATAAATGCTGCGATGGACAGGTACGTTGGGACCTTGAATACCTTGGCACTGATGAATCCCCGGAATACAATCCCTGGGCTACCGATGGCAGCCGTGGTGGTGATGTTCTCCGGGGCAAGGCTAACTTCTATCGCAACGAGGGGGTGTGACCATGGTTATCATTGCATGGGTTAAGGATCACCTGCGGTATGTCTTGGCTGGAATCATTGCGGTAGCATTGTTTATTGCTGGCTGGTGCGCCTGTAAGCACTTCGATGCCAACGTAGTGGTGCAGACCAAGGTCAAGACCGTGGAGAAGCAGGTTCCCATTGAGATCCCTGTCCAGGTCAAGGGTGATACCGAGATAAGGTATATTGAGAAGGAAACTCCGGCTGATGCCGATGTGGAAATCAATAGTTCTGTTCCGGTAATCTCTGTGGCTTACAATGGAGAGAAGTCGGAACTCAAGGGACTGCCCGAGGAAAAGCAGAAGTTTGAGAAGGGTAAGTTGCAGGTGGAGCAGAAATCGGAAACTACCCTTGATGTAACTCCGATTGTTGACCGTGAGGTGGCTGCGGTGGTCAAGGCAAATACTGAGGAACTTAACAAGGCTCATGCCGAGGAACTGAAGGAGGAAAAACATAAGAGGCACCAGAAGGAATTACAGTCATTCCTTGCTGGTGCCGGGGTAGGTTTGTTAGTGGCAGTGTTTTAAGCTATGGGGCTATCTAAGAGAAATCTTAGGTAGCCCCCTTTTTTATTTATTAGGGGATTATTCTTTTTCAAAACATTCTTCGATACCTTCCTTTATCATCATGTTGCCTACCCACGATCCTTTTATGACAGCATCCGTCAATAGCATCAAAGAACGATAGATTACGATAGAATCGTTAGGTGCAAAAATAGGAACATGTTTTTTGGAGCAATTTGCCTTACGATAATTTATCCAATCATCTACAGTGCATTCTACATGTCTAGGTGGCATAGATCTTTCTAATGTTTTCTTTGCAAAAACATGAGTTAAGGAATTTGCAGAAAACAAGAAGCGTCTATATTTTGCCGATGCTATTTCTGTTATTTTTTGTATTTCTTCAATGCTCATGGTGTCACTAGCAATATCAATTGCAGCACGAATCCAAGGAATCATAACCAAAACAGCATCTTTTTCCCGCATCTCACCACGGTGCACCATTTTCATTAATTTGGTTGCCGTCCTAGCATTTGTTTTAAGTGCTCTAATAGGACGAATCATAAAACCATCCTCTGGAGCAAGGTCTTCAGCATATGCGTCCTCTCTACGGCTGAATTCTTTTAAGCTGATAGTACCGAGATAATTCTTGTTGTTATACTCACTCATAAGTATACATCCTTTCCGATAAATATGAATATTTCCACTTCTTTATATAGACGCCCTTGCTATAAGGACGTTTTTTATATTAGTCACTGAAACTCAAACAAAATACCATCATCGTCATCTTCTTCGTCACTCGACGGCGTAGAAATTCTATAAGTGCCTTTATCGTCTTCCGACTTTTCAATAAATCCTTTGCTTTCCAATTCATTAAGTGCCTTTATTACACCGGAAGGGGACAGATCTAATATCTCTGCCATTTTATTTTTTTTTACTTTAATAAAATTGGGTTCTAAAAGTTTATTTTTTTTCAGCACTTTAGTTTTTGAAATAAGATAACCTAATACGCGAAACTCAGATTTTTCTAACTGGCTTATCATCATATGCCAGTATGAAGGATTTATCACTATCCAGGATTGATCCTCTCCTTTAAGTTTTGCGGAACCGGCTATTAAGTCTTCCATTCATTGATACCTCCTTACTGATTTTATAATATCATATGATCTTCATCACGTCAACACAAAAAATGCACTCCGGTGAATTTTTTGTGTAAATACGTCTTATATCTATAAATAACTCACCGGGGTGAATTCTTATTAACATATTTCAGTGTATTTGAATGAATATTGACTTCTGTAACTAAATGG